ATTGGCTTAACTGACAATCAAAAGAAAATGTACGGAGAGTTTGCAAATCTCAGTGCAGAAGACAGTGCAAAAAAACAAGCAAGTCTCAAGGAAGAAGAAGCATCCGCTCGTGCGGCCAACACAGCAGCATCAAAAGCACGAGATGCCATAGAAGAAAAAGCTGAATTGGAAGGTCGCAAGATGACCGAAGCTGAGGAAGCTGAACACAAAGCTCTTGGGATAATACAAAATGCTTCTTCTGACAAAATAACTGCCGCACAAGAAGAACAAAAAGTGCTGAGTCGTGCTGACGAACAACGAGTATTTCAAGCAAAAGTTCAAACAACTCAAACAGAAATGCAAACTGAAGTTTCAAACAAACTTGCAGAAATTGCCAAAAACAACGGACTAGCATCGCAAGAAAGTTTACAAAAAGAAGCTGAAGCCAAGGCCAGAGAAGAATCAGTCAAAGCAATAGGAAAGACCGAAGCATCAGCCAAAGAAACAATGCCAAAAACAACTGGCAAACCTGGTGAGTCGGCACAAGCGCAAACAGAATCACAAGCAACAGCTAAAACACCAGATCAAACAACACCTAAAAAGAGCATAGCAGACACGTTTGGTGCCATGTTTGCTGATATCAAGTTGCCTGATGTTCAAAAAATAACCAGCACCGCAACTAGAATCAATCCTCCTGAAGATGTGGCTAAGAAAACAGAAGAAGATAAAAAAGCCAAAGTCGCTACAGATGCCAAAGCTGCAGAAGTCAAAAAACCAGCTGAAGCACCAAAAGCCACTGGTGAAGTTACTCTAAAAGAAGTGCATGCCAGCTTGGAACACTTAAATAAGAGTATGGCACAAATGTTAACTTATACTCAGCAAACAGCTACAGCTTCGCAGCAACAAGTAAAAGCTACAAAAAATTTATCAGGAAACAAGTTTTCTTAACAAGGACATGTGAATGAGTTGGAAAAAGTATTTCTCGCCCGTTGAAGTAAACGGGCAATCAAGCGCTATCAGCGGCCTTAACAGCGGCAATCGACCAGGCCCTGCTAGAACTAACTATTCCAGCTATTTGCCAGATGTTTATTCCGGCAGTCCAAATCGTATTGAACGTTATCAACAGTATGAAGTCATGGACAGTGATCCAGAAGTCAATGCTGCTTTGGATATTTTAGCGGAGTTTTGCACACAGAAATTGAAAGATGGCAAGAGTCCATTTGCAATCAAATGGCGTCAAAAAGCCACCAACAGTGAAATTAAAATTCTAAGTGAATACTTGCAACAATGGAACACACTGCAAAAGTTTGACACACGTATTTTCCGCATTGTGCGCAACACATTCAAGTATGGTGATGCATTTTTTATTCGTGACCCAGAAAATCAAAAATGGAGTTACATTGACGCCAGCAAAGTGGTCAAGGTGATTGTGAATGAAAGCGAAGGCAAGAAACCTGAACAGTTTGTGATCAAAGATTTGGCTCCTAACTTTGTTAATCTAGTGGCAACACAGATCACACCCAGTGTGAATCCCCGCAGTCATTCAGGTCCAGGCGGCGCCGGCGGCCCGCAACAATATGTAGGGTCAACCAGCAGCAACGGTGGCAGTGGCAGTAATCGTTTTGGATTACAGCAAACTGAACAAGCCATCAACGCTGAACACATCATACACTTGAGTCTAAGCGAAGGCTTGGACAACAACTATCCGTTTGGCAACAGTTTGCTGGAAAACATTTACAAAGTTTACAAACAAAAAGAATTATTAGAAGATGCCATCTTAATTTATCGTATACAACGTGCTCCAGAGCGCAGAGTATTTCACATTGATGTGGGCAACATGCCTAGTCACTTGGCCATGGCATTTGTGGAACGTGTTAAAAATGAGATTCATCAACGCAGGATTCCAAGTCAAACGGGTGGTGGACAGAACGTTATTGATTCAGCATACAACCCACTTTCAATCAACGAAGATTATTTCTTTCCTAAGACAGCAGACGGTAAAGGTTCAGATGTTACCATGCTTGAAGGTGGCAAGAACATTGGTGAAATTGACGATTTAAAGTACTTTACCAACAAATTATTCCGTGGGTTGCGCATACCCAGCAGCTACTTGCCCACCGGTCAAGATGACAGTCAAAGCAACTTCAATGACGGCCGTGTGGGCACTGCATACATTCAAGAACTGCGTTTTAACAAATATTGTGAACGTTTGCAAGCACTGATTACCGCGGTTTTTGACGAAGAATTCAAGATGTACATGCACAGCAAGGGCATGAACATTGATGCAAGTTTGTTTGAATTACAGTTTAATCCACCGCTTAACTTTGCCAGTAGCAAGCAGGCCAGCATTGATGCAGAGCGTATCAACACATTTAATACTATTCAAGCTGTGCCGTTTGTATCCAAGCGATTTGCATTAAAACGCTTCCTGAGTTTAACAGACGAAGAAGTTGCAGAAAACGAACGCATGTGGGGCGAAGAGAACGGCAAAGGTCATCCAACCACCACAGATGCAGCTGGCGAATTGCGTAGTGCTGGACTGAGTGCAAGTGGTATTGCAGGAGATGCAGATGCCGCCGGCGACCTAAGCGCACCAGATGACATGGATATCAGTGCTCCAGGAGAACCTGGTCAAGCTGCACCACCAGGCGGCGCACCAGCAGCGTCCGCAGCTGCACCAGTTGTATAAATACGTTATGATTTTAAGAGAGCTATTTTATATTGATCCAGATACTCGTCACGTGGCCAATGACTTGCGTTATGAGCCAAAACGTGACAGCGATGTGTTACACCGGAGCGACACACGCAAAACAAGATTAACACTTAGACAAATAAATGAATTGCGCAAAAGTACTGAAGCACATATTTTAGAACAGGAAAGCGAACTAGAATTTATAAATGCAATGTATGCTGCACCACCTGCAGCGCCTGCCGCTTAATTAATTGCAAAAACTGACTGTTTTTGGCCTATATCTACCCACTTTTTACGCAAAGGTGTAAATATCTTACAGCCTTGTATTAAAAAACCACAGGAGAACCAACATGACTGACCGCGCTCAATTTGAAGCAATGCTTGAAGCTTTGATCAATGATGATCAACAAGCAGCTAAAGAAATTTTCCACAACATCGTAGTAGGAAAATCACGTGAAATCTACGAAGAATTATTAGAGTCTGACTTTGGCAGTGACCAAGGCAACCCTTACGGTAAGAAAGATGACAAAGATGACGAGGATGATTCGGAAGATGAATCCATGGGCGACGAAGAAGATGACATGGACAGCGAAGAAGATGACATGGACAGCGAAGAAGATGACATGGACAGTGAAGAAGAACCAGAAGGTGACATCGAAGATCGCGTTATGGATCTAGAAGATGCACTAGAAGACCTAAAAGCAGAATTTGAACAACTGTTGTCACAAGAAGGTGACGACGACATGGGAGGCGATGACATGGGCGGCGAGGACGACCTAGAATCTGAAATGGAAAATCTAGTGGTTGAGCCAACAGGCGAGCCTGATCCGCATCCAGAACCAGAAGTGCAAGAGATGCATCACGTTCACCACCATGTAAATGAATATGTAAACAAAGTTTCTTTGCCAAAGCACGGTGACAACGGTGTTAACACACGTTCAGCTGTGGCTGGTAAGAACAACATGGGCGGATCAAGCGCCAACATTGCCAAGTCATTCTCCACAGAGAAAGGCGGCACACAGGGTGGATTGTTGAAGCCCACTACTGCAATGCAAGACGGCGGCAACATCAACAAGCCAGGAGCCAGTGCAGGCAAGTCAGCGTTCAAGAAGAAAGAACCTGGACACGGACCTGAAAGCAAAGGCAAAGGCGAAACAGCTGATAACAAGAAAAGTTTAATCAGCACTAAAGTAAGATAATACAGAGACTACATTAAATGAAGTCTTTATACCTCCGAGAGAATCTCAGTTTCAACGAAGCAAAAATGATCGTTGAGTCTGATGACAAAGACGGGAAAAGTTTATACATGTCCGGGATTTGCATCCAGGGCGGTATACGCAACGCTAACCAGCGTGTTTACCCTGTGAATGAGATTGGCAAGGCTGTCAAAACCCTAAACGATCAGATTCAAAACGGTTATTCAGTTCTCGGAGAAGTGGATCATCCAGATGATCTAAAAATTAACCTGGACAGAGTCAGTCACATGATGGTCAATATGTGGATGGATGGTCCTAATGGTTACGGCAAACTGAAAGTTTTGCCAACCCCTATGGGACAACTTATCAAGACTATGCTGGAAAGCGGAGTCAAGCTAGGTGTTTCAAGTCGCGGATCCGGGAACGTCAAAGATGACGGTTCCGGTGAAGTATCAGATTTTGAGATTATCACAGTAGATATGGTAGCTCAACCTAGTGCTCCTGGAGCATACCCTACACCAATTTATGAACACTTGATGAATAATCGAGGCGGATTAAGTGCCTTACGCATAGCGCAAGAGGTTAAGGGCGATCCTAAAGCACAGAAATATCTCAAAGAGAGCTTATTATCAATAATAAGCCGACTCCAATAATAAGGAGAATCACATGTTGGATGCACTAAAAAGTTTATTTGAAAATAATGTGATTTCTGAGGAGATCAAAGAGTCAATCGAGATGGCTTTCGAGAGTCGTGTGAACGAAGCTCGTGAACAAGCCGCTCAACAATTACGTGAAGAGTTTGCACAAAAATACGAACATGACAAGAACACAATGGTTGAAGCTGTAGATCGCATGATCTCTGAACAACTAGCTGCTGAGATTGTTGAGTTTGCCGACGATCGCAAGCAATTGGCAGAAATGAAAGTCAAATATGCCACAGCTATGAAGCAAAATGCATTTGTAATGGAGAAATTTGTTACACGTCAGTTGGCTTCAGAAGTTAAAGAATTGCATGAAGATCAAGTTCAAATGGCAAGTAAATTTGGTACACTGGAAAAATTCGTAGTTGAGGCTCTAGCTCAAGAAATTACAGAGTTTTACAAAGACAAGCAGGATCTAGCTGAAACGAAAGTTCGTCTAGTTCGTGAAGGTCGTCAAGAAATCAAGAAGGTAAAACAACAATTTGTACAACGTGCAGCAACGATGGTGGAATCAATTGTGACTCAGAATTTACATTCAGAGATACACGCATTGAAGGAAGACATCGAAGCAGCTCGCCGTGCAGATTTTGGCCGCAAGTTATTCGAAGCATTTAGCGCCGAGTATCAAACCAGCTACCTAAATGAAAAATCGGAAACAGCAAAATTACTCAAAGTCATAGACTTGAAAGATTTGGCAATGAAAGAAGCAGCGCAGGCTGTTGTTCAAGCTGAACAAATTTTAGAAAGTAAACAAGCTGAAATCCGTACTCTTAAAGAGAGTCAAACAAGAAAAGCAATCATGACAGAATTACTTGCTCCGCTAAACACAGAGCAAAAATCAATCATGGGTGAGTTGATGGAGACTGTGAAAACAGAACGTCTAAACGAAAGTTTTGAAAAATACTTACCATCGGTAATCAATGGTAAGGCTCCGCAGAAGAAACAGGCACTAGTAGAGGCTAAAGAAATAACCGGAAATAAAGTAATTTCCAACACCAACCGTAGCAGCGAGGCAGACAACAATATCGTTGATATCCGTCGTCTTGCTGGACTAAAATTTTAAGGAGAAATTTAAATGTCAGAACTACTTAATGGACGTTGGGCAGAAACTAAAGAAGCCCTATTAGAAGGCTTACAAGGCACAAAAAAATCAGTAATGGGTGTAACCCTTGAGAATACTCGCAAGTATTTGATGGAAAGTCCAACAACTGGTGCCACTTCTGCCGGTAACGTCGCAACACTAAATCGCGTGATCCTTCCAGTGATCCGCCGCGTTATGCCAACCGTTATTGCTAACGAGTTAGTTGGCGTACAACCAATGACTGGTCCAGTCGGTCAAATCCACACATTGCGTGTTCGCTATGCAGATAGCTCATCAGGTGCTGGAGTATTAGCTGGTGAAGAGGCATTGAGCCCATTCAAGATTGCTGAAGCTTATTCAGGAAACGAAAGTTCTACCGCTAAGGCAGCTTCAACAGCTACTTTAGAAGGTCGTGCTGGTAACAGAATGAGCATCCAAATCTTGAAACAAACAGTTGAAGCCAAGACACGTAAATTGTCAGCTCGCTGGACGTTTGAAGCTGCTCAAGACGCACAAGCCCAACAAGGCATTGACGTTGAAGCAGAAGTTATGGCTGCGTTGGCACAAGAAATCACAGCTGAAATTGACCAGGAAATCATTGCTTCGTTGACAAGTTTGGCTGGCACAGCTACTCAGACTTATGACCAAGCTGCTGTATCTGGTACAGCTACATTCGTTGGTGACGAGCATGCTGCATTGGCTGTTCAGATCAATCGCGTAAGCAACTTGATCGCTCAACGTACACGTCGTGGTGCTGGTAACTACGCCGTTGTTAGCCCATTTGCATTGACAATTCTTCAGTCTGCCACTACTAGCGCATTTGCTCGTACAACAGAAGGCACTTTCGAAGCTCCTACAAACACCAAGTTTGTTGGTACATTGAATGGCGCTATGAAGATTTATGTAAACAGCTACGCTCAAGATTCTGCAAGTATCCTAATCGGTTACAAAGGATCCAGCGAGAGCGATGCACCAGCATTCTATTGCCCATACATTCCATTGATGAGCAGTGGTGTTGTTCTTGATCCATCAACATTTGAACCAGTCGTGTCATTCATGACACGTTATGGTTATGTTGAGTTGTCAAACACAGCATCCAGCTTGGGCAATGCTGCTGACTACTTGGGTCTAGTTGCTATCACTAACGGTAACGTTAAGTTCAGCTAATTCAAACCCAAAGTTTGTAAAATAGAAAAGGCATCTTCGGATGCCTTTTTGTTTGGGTAAATATAAGATGACCACTACAACTTTTTACAGTCCGCACACTTTATCTAATGTGAATATTGCTAACCAAGTGACTGGTTACAACTCAATAGATTGGGACTTTAATGCTTCTGTGCTATCTGACAATGCAATTGCCACCAGTAAAAAATCACTGTACACTATTAGTGGATTTTGGATGGAAAAGTTTTTAAGCAACACAAGTCAACTGTGGTGTACTGGATACAATATACCCAGCAGTGTTAGACCTGTTGTGGGAATAGAATGTCAGATCAATGTACAACGTGCTGCAAGAATTGAAGATTTAATCATACAACTAACACTCAACGGTGCTATAATTGGCGATAATTTGGCCAGCAATGTGAATCCCGTACAAAGTGATATGTACACTGGAGATTTCACAACGCCGTTGGATCCTGTTGGAGACATAAACATATACGGAGGTGTTGACAATTTATGGGGAACTGCCCTTACCTCCGCCAATTTAGCAGATCCTACGTTTGGCATTGTAATCAGCTTCAAAAGCAATCCTGTGTATCCGCACAGAGATATTGCATATTTGTCGCAAGCCAACATAAGAATCACCTACGCATAAATACATGGTACAATCCACACAGGGTGGATTTTATGCGGAAATCCAACCGCGTACGGCCTAGAACGCCGTTGTTTCTTAAGGAGAAAAAAATGGGACGTCCAGTAAATAAAAGAAGATTTGGTCTATTAGATGATGGAACAAACATTACAATCAATTGTAAAGTAGGATCAAATGCCGCTAGTGCTCAAGGCATGATTTTAAAGCAACGCTCAGTTAACAAATTTAAAGTTGACGACAGCAAATTAGGTACAGGCAATGAAGGTGTTTGTGTTCTAGTAAACAAGGCAGTTGGCGCACTAAGTGACAATGAAATGTCAATTGACGGTGTAATT